TTAATTAATTCTATTAATTTTATAGGTATTCTTTTTCTAATCACAAATCACCAAAAACATTAGGTGCAAACAATTTCAAAATTGCTAACATTCTTTCAATAACTTCTCTTATCTCCCATTGTGCTGATTTATGTTTCCTCAATTTGATAATGTGTCTTAACTCTCTGAAATTTCCTGTAACAACAATCTCTGTGCAAGTAGCTTCTGGTAAAACAAACCTTGCATCTTCATTTCTTATACCAAGAGATTTTAACTGAATATATGCTTCATCTAAAGTTTTCATAGTGTTTTCAAACAATTCTTTAGCTTCCTTATTTTTGCTTATGGACGGAGGAATAACATATTTAAAATTACTTTCATTAACAAATCTCTGTGATTTCTGAACAAATGAACATAGTCTGTGTCTTACAAGTTGATGAGAGCATGTTCTGGATATGCCTCTAATAACAAAAGAGGCATGAGCATGTTCAAGGACACTTTCGTGTCCGTTTCTTATAAGCATTCTAACAAAATCAGCTTCTGAACCTTCTTTAATCCTCTCAAAACTTTGATACGCTGTTCTTCCTGCTAATTCTATTATTTTTTCTGGGTTTCTTGTAATGTATAAAAGAAATACATCCATATTATAGCTCCTTAAAAATTATTTTACCATTCTTTATGGTAGCTTCATATTTTTCTTGTGTGTTGCCCCACCTATCACCAATAGAAATTTTAACTGCTAAAGGCACTATATCACACCATTCCCTGACAAGCATACAATCTGCTATTATTTTTAAATCATCATCAGCAGACTTTTTTGGAAGATAAAACGACAGGTCATCATGTATATTAAGAATAAACTGCAATTGTGGTTTATTTAATTCTATTGATTTCTTTGATAATAGAGAACCAGCATAAGCACAAATATCAAACGCCGCTGTTGATTGAATTATGTAATTAACTACTTGTCTTTCATTTAAAGGTGCAAACCATTTCCTGTTTGTTGGTGATTTTATAAAACCATTATGTTTATAAAACTCAATCAAATTTCTTTGCCATGTTTTAACTCCTTCGTATTCTCCCCAGAACATATCAAAAACATCTTCTAAAACTGCTTCAGGAACTTTGTATTCAAAATTAAATCTTCTTATAACTGATTCTTTAGCAGAACCATAGAAAGAACCAAACACAAGAGCAGACTTAACAAAATTCCTAAACTCTTTAAAATCATGTTTAGACAATTCTTTATAAAAGTCTATAATAATATTAGACCATTTCTTGTGAATATCTTCACCCTCAATTATAGACTTACATAATGACTCATCTCTGGAAAGAGAAGCAACAACTCTTACTTCAAGCTGTGAATAATCACAGGAAACAAAGTAACAATCATCAGGTGCTTTTATAACTTTCTTTATATCACTACCTCTTGGAAAGTTTTGAAAGTTTATAGAATCAGTAGAAACAACTTCTTTATCAGAACCACTACTTAATCTACCTGTAGCAGTAAAACATATATTGTAGTTAGTATAAATTCTGTTATTTATTGTAAGTCTTTTTACATTTTCAAGATATGTTGATTTTAATTTATTAAAGTTTCTGTAATCAAGAACAAGACCTGCCAAACTGTTTCCTTTCTCAAGAAGAATATTTAACATTTCATCATCAGTAACAGGATTTCCTTTTTTTGTCTTCTTTAATTCAATTCCCATAATATCCTGTAAAATATGTGATATATGTTGTGAAGATAAGATATTAAATTTATTTCCTGTTGTTTCTTCAAATTCCTTAACCTCGCTCAAATCTCTGGCTTCGTTTTCTATCTTAAAAAGATTTCTATCATAAGTTTTATAAAGTGAGTTAAGAAGGTCTTCATCTATCAATAACCCCTTACTCTGGCACATAACAACAGATTTTGTTATTTCTATTGTTTTATTATAAACTGATTCTTCAACCAGATTCTTCTGTTTTAGATAAAGTTTATATGTATATTTAGAGTCAAGAGCATTATATATCCCTGTTTTTTTATCAAAGGTAGTTATGTTTTTTCTGTCAATATCTGTTACACTTTTTAAATGGAAGCCAAAATTAAGATAAGTCAAGGCGTCAAGACTAAATGTGTTATTTTTCCTGTTCTTCATCACAGGTATTCTATAATCAATTAGATATGCCTGTATCATTGTATCATGCCATTTAATATCAAAAACTCTACTACCATAAATGTTGTAAAACCATTCCAACTCAAACTTCAGGTTGTGAGTAATTATTTCTTTTTCTTTCATAAAATCAATTAAGAAGTCCCTAATCTTTTCCGTAAAAGGGAAAGATATTGAAACATCACTATTGGCAACAGAAGCTGAGACAATTTTAGCATTCTTATCAAATGGTCTTAAAGTTGTTGTTTCAATATCAAAAGCAAGTAAATTTCCATACAGACTATCTTTCATATAAGAAAGGGCTTCATCTTCATTTAAAAACACAAGAATATTTTTTGTTATATCTTCTTTGTTTTCTACTTTAGCTGGCTCTAAATCTGGTAAAATAGTAAATAGTCTTCTAAAGCAAGCATCAAAAAACTCATTATAAAATTTGTCGCTCTTTTCATTTCTTAATAAGAATGAAGGGTGATACATAGGATAAACATAACAATCTATACCCCCTACTCTTGCTGTAATAAACCTTCCAGCAAAAACAAACACATCATCTAAATCTGTGATTGTAGATAAAGGAACTTCACCAAAAGTTACAATTACCATTGGTTTTGTCTTATTAATATCTTCAATAAGATATTTTTTACAACAGTTAATTTCTTCTTTTGTTGGTGTCCTGTTTTCTGGTGGTCTACATTTTAGAGCATTATTCCATCTTATATACTCTTTTTCAAAATCATTGTCAATAATAGAATAGAGTGTCTTTCTTAATCTCTTTCCTGACCTACCAACAAACTGTCTTTTAGCAACAGTCTCATCAAATCCAGGTGCTTCTCCTAAAAAGTAGAACACAGGAAAGTTACTTCCTGTTGGTTCTATCTTAATATTATTTCTTAAAGAACACGCCTGACACCCTGGATAAAAGTTAATGTTTTCAAACAACAATTCAGACATAATGTTTTTTATTCTCTCCTTTGTTTTTAAATTTTCTATTCTACACCAACAGACAATACTCCATAAAAATCAAAAACACCATCTGATTTTTTAAGAAATAAAACACCAGTATTTTCTTGAATTTTAGTTAAAAAACTATCAAAAACCTTAACCATACTTTTTAATCTTTTAGTATTTACTCTTATCTTACATTCTGTTTCTGTTTCAAAATCAAACTCACCTTCATATAAAAACTTATCTTCAAAAGTTACAATACATTTTTCACCTGTAAAATTGAAAAAAGAATATTCTGGACATATAGATAGTATGTCTATAAATTCTTTTGGAATTGTATTATACACAGAACCAAGACCTTTATGAAGAAGTGTCTCTAATGAATCACAAAAATCCCTTTCTATAAAAAGGGGTATGAAAAAACTGCAATCATCAGAATACACAGAGAGATATTTTCTTCCAAAAATAACTTTGTTTATATCAGTTATTTTAAGAATGTTATTAAGGACTTTAAGATTTTCAGCGTTTACAAAATACCTATCGTTAAACACTCTGTCCCTAAACAGAACAGAATATAAAACAAAACCATCTGTTCTCATAGCTTTATTATCAAAGAAATAAACATTTTCACTAAAAGAATGTTTATAAACAATAGGGATATTTCTGTTCATTATATTGTTTACCAAATCTTTGAACACAGAAGCATCAACTTCTTCCACTTTTTCATCCTTAATTTCTAACACTTCATCAAAATCAATAGTAGGTATTTTTACCTTATGATTACCTTCATGTAATAGTAGCCCTTTGCTGTCGTAACTAACAATATTAAATGTATCGAATTTATAAACAATGTCATAAAACACATTCAAATCAATGGCTACATTTTCAACATTGAAAGTATTAGGTATTTCTAAAACATTAAGCCCAGAATAAATAATTACTTTATCCTTTGTAAAAAATGCCTTGTTTTCTTTACCATAAACTATTTGCTTTTTCAAATAAACTGCCTTGACTAAATCATTAAATTTTCCCATTTAATTCCTCCTCTAATTTTTTTATTTTTGCTATATTTAATTCCGCAGGGTCTTTCACATCTTCCAATATAAAAACCTCAATGTTTTTTATAAAAGACAATTCATCCTTAATACCCAATGCCTTAATATAAGCATCCTTATCAAGGATAATAAAAATTCTACCATATTTTTTATATAAAGTCAATAGGGTATGGATTTGTTTTTCAGAAAGCCTTGAGGTAAAGATACAAGTAACTTTTATATTTTCAGATGTGTAATAATCAAGTTTTATTGCATCAAAAACACCCTCTGTAATGATTAAAATATCCCCACCTTGTATAATTGTATCATAATTATACAAGCAATCAGTAGTCTTTAATATTGATTTTTCTGCTGATAAGTTTTTATATCTTAATTTTGCATTATTTGAGACAGCCCTGCCAACCCAAGTAACAATTTGTCCGTTAATATAAACAGGAAATATAATCCTATTATTCCATTCTTCATTTTTAAAACAACATAAAATATTATATCTATCAACAAGTCCTTTAACATCATCAAAACCTCTTGATTTAAGATAGTTATAAAACAACATTGTAGAAGGTCTCTTTTCTATTTTAACAAAATATTCTGGAAGTGTTAATTTTTTAATGTTATTTTCTGTCTCAATAATGTCTGCAAATCTATCAAAATCATCTTCAAAATATGTTTTCAAATAATCAAAACTGTATCCTGTTAAGAATGAAAACAGTTTAAATAGACTTCCTCTGTGTTCTGGATTTTTCCAGCATGTAAAAAACCCTTCCCTAAATATACCAAGATGATGTCCGTAATCATCTTCACAAAATGGGCAGTTTATTCCACAGACTACTCTATTGCTTATATTTTTTCCACGCAACGCAAAATCAATATTGTTTTCTTTAAGAAAGGTTATAATTTTTTCGTCTCTGATTGGCATAAAAAATCCTTCATTTTATTCAATGCTTTTCTTTTAATCTTAAAAATCACATCCCTTGAAAGACCAGCTTCCTTGGCTATCTCCAATAATGTCTTTCCTTCAAAATAATATCTGAAAACAACTTCTCTTTCTCTCTCATTTAAAACAGATAGTGCATAATCTACGAACAATCTATCATCAACTTTTTCAAAAACATTTGTTTCTATATTGAAAGTAAAAGCTACTTCATTTCTACCCTTACTTGCATCTGTTATACTACCTAAAATTCTTTTAAATAAAAATTTTGGTAATTCTTTTCCGAGTTTATCATTAAAATTTTCAACATACTTCATTGCCTCTGTTATTGCAACAGAATACAATTCTTCTTTTTCATCAGGAGTCTTCCCAAATCTATTAGCAAAATATCTACAAATCTTAATGATTTGTTCTAAATCTTTTTCAGATAAATTTTTTGTAGAGATTAAATTCTCCATAGCCTCTCCGTTCTGTATTCCTAATAATTCTGTTTATATCTTTCATATATTCCTTAAAATCTTTCATTGAATCTTCCCTTTTATTATCTTTCTTAAAAAAATTACCATTAACAAGAGCATCAACTACATCTTTTCCTTCTTGTAATAATTCTGCAACTCTTTCTTCAATAGTGTCTTTTGTTATTATGTGGTATATGAAAACAGTTTTAGTTTGCCCAGGTCTGTGTATTCTATCGCAAGCCTGTAAATATTCTCTGTAACTTAATGGTAATTCATAAAATACACAATAATTTGCTACCTGTAAATTTAAACCTGTTCCACCAGACCTTACATTAGCAACTAATACTTTAACATCTTTATCTGCTATAAAAGTATTTTTAACATCTACCTTATCTTTAGTTCCGCCATACAATCTTACAAACTTTATCTTATTTTTAGCTAAAGCATTGCATACTAAATCACCACTTCTAACAAAATCTAAAAAAACTATAATTTTATCATTTTTTGGTGTTTCTTCTATTAACCCTAACAATGCTTCAATTTTTTCTGTCCCAAAATCTACTACATCTTCTTCTTCCTTAACAAACCCAGAACATATTTCTCTTAATTTAGTAAAACTGCTTTTTGCATCAGTATCAAATCTTGTCATATTTAATAGCTTATCTCTATATCTTTCATACCAGAAATAAGCCTCACTATCAAGACTAACCTTAATATTACTGAATACTTTTTCTGGTAAATCAAGCATTTCTTCTTTTAAAAACCTTATTGATTTATGCTTTAAAAATGTATACAATCTTTTTTCTCTATCCTTGATAAACCTGTATTTGAAACCCCAAGGAACTTTAGCCTTTTTAAAAAAGGCTTCTCTAAAAACATAGAAATTTTTACCAAATGTTTTTCCTAAATCTATTAAATAAAACTCACACCAAAAATCAATAGGGTCTTTATCTATTGGTGTTCCTGTTAATCCAAATCTCAATTTACAGCTTTTAGAAATTTCTTTACAAACATTAAATGTTAATGATTTCACATTTGCACATTTGTGGATTTCATCATAAATTACTGTATCAAAAAAAGTTGAAAGTTTTGATAATCTATAAGGACTTACTTCCTTTTTACCGTCTTCTTTATCTGAAACCAATGCAACTAAACCAGCATAATTAAGAAACACAAGTTTCTGTTCAGGTTTAATTCTCATTAGTGCGTCCCATCTTTCTTTTGAAGAACCATACAAGGAAAGATAACCAAAATTTGAATGTTTCTTTGTTTCATCTTCCCATGTAGATATTGTTGATACATTAGGGGATAGTATTAATGCTCTCTCAAATTCTCTATTTGAAAGTATATCAAGAACTATTTTAGTTTTTCCTGCTCCTGTATCAGCAAAAAATAGAAAATTATCTTCAGATAACCCTATATATGTGCAAATCTTTTGATGTTGATATGGTTCTGTCTTATGTTTATAAGAAGGGATGTGTGTTACTTTTTTGTAGTAGTCTTCATTGTTCGGCAAATATCTTGTTAAATAATCTTCTATGCTTCTCGGCGGTATCAATTTTTACCTCCATTCATATTCTCAAATATTTCCTCATATTTACTGTTATTAATAACAGCAGAAGATAAACAAAATTGACCAATATCATAATTTTGTGAAATAAGAATTAAGTCTCCATCTTTGTTATTTCTACTCTTATCTACATACAACCTTGCAAGATTATATTTCTTTTCATAAACTGTTCTGTTGTATGTTATAAAAATATCAGCAGTTCTTATTCTTGAAAAATCCTCTGCAATATGTTTTCTTGTAATTAATTTAGTATCCTCTGCCACTTTATTTGTTTGTGCTACAGTAACCATTGCTAAATTCATTTCATCAGCAATACCTCTCAAATCAACAGCATTTCTTCCTAAATCAATTCTCATTCTTTCGGGGTCCACTTCCATTAAATCAAGATAATCAAGTAAAATTATATCAGGGACAAAATTATGTATCTCTGATAGATTTTCAATATAGCTTCTTAATCCTCTTACTGAAAGAGTACCAGATGGAAAACTTTTTATTACAAATGATTTGTTTCTGAAATATTTTAATTTTTCTGTTACTTCTTTTACCGTCTTTTCCTTTAATAGTGATTTTGTATAAAATACTTCCTTGAATTTGATATTAGATAAATAACCAGAATCATCCTGTTCAAATATAGGTAATTTATACACAAACTCATTCTGAATAGTTACACCAAACAAACATTGTATAAATCTTCTAACCAATCTTACATCACTTAATTCAAGTGTTATATATAGAACTTTCTTTCCCTGTAATAGAGCAAATTTAGCAAGATGAACTAAAAACCACGATTTACCATAACCAGATTGTGCCATCATTATAAATAGTTCTTTTTTATGCGGAACATGTCCAAGAACATCAAGATATTTTATTCCTGTTAAAATGGTGTCTTCATCTTCTTCTTCCCCTAATAAATCAATAGAAGTAAAATCATCAAATTTTATCCCAGCATCAAAGGATGATATTTTTACTTTTCCATAACTATCAATTACTTCTTCAGCTTTTTCTAAATTACCAATCTCAACTAATTCATACGCCTTTTTTATTGACTGTTTTAAAGATTGTATTTTTATGAATTTCTCTAACTGTGTTAAAACAAATTCTACATTTATAAAGTCTTTTATTTCTTCTACTTGTTTTAATATTTCAACAAAAGCCTTACCATCCCCACTCAATAACTCTTTTTCAAGCAAATCATAAATATGTTTTTTGGGAGCTTGTTTAAATTCATTAAAATAATCAACAGATACTTTTGCAATTCTTTTATAAAACCTGTTATCAAATAGAGATACATCTACATTTTCTTTGACTAACGGAATAACATCATCTTTAAAAACAAGCAAAGTTATTATATTCTCTTGTAGAGAGGCTGAATAGTTTTCCATGTATTACCTCAATTTTTAATCAACTTTTTTATTCTTTTAAGCTCGTTAATAACTTCACAAACAAGACTATATGTTTCGGGATTAACAAGATTAACAACAGATAAACATAAACTTTTGATAAGACTAAGCCTTTCAAGACAGATTTTAATATTTTCTTCATCTTGATTTATACACATTAAAACAGAGTCTAATAATTCTTCCCTTATTCTTATGTCCACATTCTTTAACTCATTACTATTAAAACTGTTCAAAAGTTTATCTAATATTTTATCCATTACAGACTTCCTTTATTAACACATGTTCTAAAAAATTTTTTATCCCCACCATTTACCAAAATTTTTAGAACATTTTTTGAATACCATGGAAATGCCCTGTCTAATTCGCCAATGAAATATTCTTTACTGTTGTAAACAGTCTCAAACGAAACAGGAATGTTACATCTGATTAAAAACCCTACCAGTAATTCAGCAAATAATTCAAACAATTTCATCTTTTCTCTCTGTGTTAAGTCAGAGCCATACATTTCAAATAAGAAAGAAATAATTTCTCTCAATTTTTTCCTTATCTGTTTTTTACTCTTTATAGCATAAAATTGAGGATAAAAAACTCCTTCCTTTTTCATTCTTTCAGTTAAGTATGTATACAAAACTTTTTCATCATCACTCTCATCATCTGTTTCAGTAGATAAAAGCATGTTAACATAATTTTTAATCTTTGTCAATTCATCAATATCACAAGATTTTAACATCTCAAATATGTTATCTATCTTTCCCATAAAATTCTCCTATAACTTTGTTATAGTAATTTTTAGAATTACCAGAATATTTGCTTAATGTTTTTTCTAAATCAAAGTTTGTTTCTTTGTAGTATTTGGCAAGGATATATTTACCAGCATTAACATTTTTAACAGGATTAAATAAGCAATTTCTTGTTTTTATAATTTTATGTTTTTTTAACTCTTTTTCCCAAATACTGTATCTAATCTGCATTAACCCTATAGCACCTTTTTTACTAACAGCTTTAGCATTACCATTTGATTCAACTTTTACTACAGCTTTGACAAAATCATCAGAATAAGGAATTGGTTTATGTTTATGTAAAATATTTGGAATAAAAATTATGCCTAAAATAAGAATGACTGCATTAATCTTTTTCAATCCTCTCCTCCTTGATACAGTAATATTCTTTAATAACCTGTTTGATTTTTTCAAATGTTTCTTCTGGTTTTCTGTTAAACCTGTAAGTATTTTCAATGATAAAATAAATTTTTTCAAACATAATTTATCCCTTTCTTTTTTTACAAAACTTTTCCAAATGATTTAATAATGAATTTAAATCTTTTTCATCTTTGTCAAATATTTTAAGATGTAACTGCTTCATCATAAAAAACATTCTGTTTATTAAGTCCTGCATTTTTCTAACATCTTTATTAGAACATCTTTTACAAAAAGCTGGTGATGGAACTTCTATTTCTTTAAACAAATCCTTAACCAAAACTTCTTCAGTTTTCTTTTTTGTTCGTGGCATTATCTCTCCTGTTTAAGATGGATAATAAACAACTTCTCCAGTTTTTGCATCTACTAACCCATACAAAAATTTCCATTTATCTGTCTTCAAATCATTCAAGTCCCCAAACCATTTAACTCTAACATTATTTTCAACAAATGTCCATTTACCTTTTACTTTTCTGCACAACTCACCAAATTTTCTGGACATTATCTTTAATGCTCTACATAAAGAAAGATAATCAAACCATTCTTTAGCATCACCAAGACAACCAACACCACATCTATGAACAAACTTCTTTATTGTTCTTGTAACAATAGCCTGACTTTCTTTTGTTAAATATTTATAACTGAAATAATCAGATGCTTTTATACTTGAAGCACCATAATTCCACCATGATTTATCTGGTTTTGGTATTTTGACACCTCTGTTTACAACAATAACTGCATGATAATGGGGAACACCTCTTTTCTGTTTTTCAAGAACCCATAAATATCCATGAATTTTAATCCCTCTCCTATCACAAAACTTACGAAGAACATTAAAATATCTTGCAATTTTCATAGTATCAAAATCTTTTATATCTCTAAACGATAGCATTAACCTTATAAAGTATACATCTTTTCTACCACTAAATAAAGTGTAAAATGCTTTACATTTCCTATAAAGTTGTCTCTTTCCAGAAATATTTTCAATCTTCAAAATAATGTCCTCCTTCCTCTCCAAATTCTGTAAAATCAAAATCATCATCTGCTATAAAAGACATAAATTTTTTTCTATGCTTTTTACCAAAATCGGTATCACAAAAAGGGCAATGATTGTCATCCCCTATCTCAATCTCATCAAAATCAAAATCACATTCTGAACATTTCATCCTATCAACTCCTCCTTTCTAAATTATTTTTCTACTTTTCTTTTTACAAATTCATAAACAGCTTTCCAGTAAACTTCCCCACCTTCATTTTCAGTATTTTCTTTATTCTTAATAATTTCAACATATTTATCAAAATTTCTTTTCAAATTCTGATACAGGTTATAGATAAATAAAATTCTCTCATTATAGAAATTTCCTTTACTTCTTAGATAGTAAAACAGCACATCATCACACTCATTCCTCATATTACATTCAGAACAATTGCCTTTTCCTCTTACAATACACAAATAAACATACTCATCTGCTTCAGGAACATCTTTACAAATATCATAAAGAACACAATTCTGACAACTATGGTCTTTCGAGAATATCACATCTATACCATAAACTCTACACAATAAAATTTTGTTAAAATCATCTATTGTTACCATCTTCTCTCCTCCAAAATTTATTAATTATATCACAAATTAATCTTAATGTCAATAGGGTATTTCTTCTTCGTTTGAAGAAATCACCAATCAAGAACATTTTTTACATCCTGTTATTGATTTTTATAAATCAATAACAGTAATAAGTAATTTAAAATCTTTTTTTATAAATAACACCCACATCAAATAGGGTTTCGTTTACTAATGTTCCAGCTATTCGTTTTTCTGCTATTTTGATGTAGTCATCATTAATTTCTATCCCGATGTAGTTCCTTCCAAGTTTCTTACAAGCTATGCCTGTTGTTCCACTTCCAATGAATGGGTCTAATACTATTTGATTTTTACGGGTGATGAGTTTTACAAGGTATTCAATAAGAGCCAATGGTTTGACCGTTGGATGGAAATTAGCTTGAGGTTTAGTAACCATTCTTGCTCGTACTTTTCCTTCTGATAAATCCCAATTATCGGGATTGCCCTCTTCTTCTCTAATAGATTTTTGTGGCATTCCTTTTAATCCCATATTCCTCTCACTTTTACTCGCCTTCGGACAATAAAACAATGGGACAAAATCATCTTCCGAAAATCTGGCTTTGTAGAAGAAACGGGAATTGTTTTGTGGAAATAACCTTTTTGCTTCTTCACTTCCATCGAGAATAAG